CGTCTTCTTCACTATCATCAGGGACAAATATACGTTTAATCCATCCATCATCCGTCAATTCAACAGCAAGACCAGCCATTAGATATTGATTTATTGCTTCTGCTTGCATACGATGTCCTAACGCAAGTCGAGATGTTACGAATGATGATTCTCTTTCATCCAGTTCCATTAGTTCATTCCATTCGATGTTTATAGTACCACGAGATAGAACACCTGCTTCCTGCAATCGATGATACAAATCTAATAACATAGGTTCTACATCATTACGTTGAATTGCTGATATACTAGCATAATAATCTTTCAGAGCCCATTCAGCACCAGATTCCAATTCATGAAATAGAATAGGTTTTGGAACCCCCAAACCGGAGGCCATCATTGTAATGTAATATCCGAAATAGGGTTCAGGGTTTAATTGTCCTTCCCCTCCAAATGTTTCAAATGAATGTCCTTCACCCTTAACTGCGAAAGTAGTAAGAGAGTCAAAGTCCTTCCAATTTTCCTGAATGTATTTCCAATATTCTGGTGTGGCATTGGATGGAACTACAATAACATATTTTCTAGCTGCGAACTGGAAAGCTGCTTCAGCAAAGGCCCAATCTAGATTTTTCTTGGCAGTCAACATGTCGAATACAGGTTCGAATATAGACATTCCATATGGGTCTTGGCTTCCGGGAGCGAAGTTGGTCCATAATAAGAATCTTGTAGCTGGTATCAATCTTTCTTCTATCGTAGTAGTTCCTAATGTAACATCACTGACATTGTACTGGAATTTTATTTTGGCTCCAATTACTTTTCCATATGTCACACTAGTCTGTTTAGTCTGTGATGAGCGTCTGTAATCAATGACTAATCCATTGTTCTCTGTTATATTGAATCTGGATAATGGATATATATATTCTATATCTGTAATATTATCAGGGTCATTTTCTATTGATTTTCCACTATCCTTCCAACCAAGTCCTATCAAAGAAAATCCAGATGTTGCTTTTAATTCCCATGCCTGTTTGAATGTTTCTTTGACAAATAATCTACTATTTAATTTATCTACTTCTTGTTGTAACGATAGATTTGGTTGACCACTGGATGTAAATGAAGCCTTGATGTTACACCATTTATCGAATATATCTCCACTCAGTCTCTTCAAGGCACGATATGCCAATTCGTCCCTACGTATCTCTTTCAATAATGTGGTCAGACTGACTTCCTTTGCAAACAGAGACTTGACACCAGTTTCTATCGTATCTACAGGAGAACGGTAATAAAAGTGGGCATCTGCTTTTAATTGTTTTTTTGTGTTTTTCTTTCTTTTTCTAGGCATTTTAAGTCACCTTTATATGTTTTTATACCTATATATGTTTACTTGATATATATTCACTCTCATCCTTCTTACGTAACCATCCGGGACGCCATCCAAAGAATTCATAATCTGTAGACCGTTTGATAATTTCAGACATTGCCATCTGGATAGCATCGAGTAAGTCTTCATGGTCGCCACGAGGGAACATCTTATATTCATCCATTATATCAGTCATATCCTCTCTCATAAACACTCTCTTAGATTCAAAATAAGGACTGATTTCCAGTAAACGAGTATATTTATCTTTATCTTGCTTCTTTTCTAAGATTGGAAGTGTCGTTATTGATTTCAAATGTTGTGATAATGCCTTTTGATATGCATTCGTTTCTATAATAACAACGTCTGGTTTCCAACCAAAAGAAGTCTGTAAATCATACCATGATTGTATCTTCCGTACTTGACTTGGAAAATCCAAATGTTCCCTAATATAATCAAGGATATAGAATTTATTATCGTTCGTTAGTCCTATAAAAATCCCTGCAAAGTAATCCCCCCCTTCTATATCCTTTTCACTGATAGCTAAGTCGAAAGCCATGACTCTCATTTTGAATGTCAATTTATCTAAGTCGGTCACAGATGTATAATATTGAAGCCATTCTTCATCCAATAACAATCCTTCCAATCCCGTGGGGTCATTCTGATATTCTGAGTTAAATAATTGTGAACCCATGGATATTTTTCTGATTATCAGTTCTGTTATTGTAAATTTCTCTGGTAGTAGAATACTGTAATCTCCTATTATTTTTATATCATTTATTTTGTTTTCATGGTCATAAGTGATATCATATTTAGGTTCTTTTATGATGGATTTATATCCACAGCGTCTATGGTCGCCTGCTATATTATATTGACACTCTAAATGTTTCCATACATCATTGTTCAGGAGATACTGATACATATCCTTATAATGTTTCCGTGTTCCTACAACGAATAGACGACCATTAGGTTCCAACAAGGGTTCTAATGTTCCCTTGAACCATGTCATAACACTTTGTCTCTTTCTTTCTGTTCTTGTATTCTCATCATCAAGAAGGTCATCACAGACAATTAAATCAAAGTGTGCTCCTGTAATCCCACCCAATACTCCCACAGCTTCTACCGAAGGGTCTTTTAATGATACTGTAGGATTACGTTTCAAATATATCTTAGAATCCTGCCATGGATTGTCCTTGAGGTCCCCGAAGTCTTTCTTAATTTTTTCATTTTTTTCGAAGTCTTGCTTGATAACTGAGAGGAATTTAGTCGCTTGGTCCTTAGATTTGGCAGCAATCAGTATACGTACATCCCTATTATTCAAATAAGACCATAATGGTAGAGTATGTGTAAACACTTCTGACTTACCATGGTCTCGTGGTGCTATCACTACAACGCGCTTTAAATTCGTATTCTCTACCGTTTTATATAATTCCTCGTGTAGTTTCCACATTGTATGCCCTAGATAATGTGTGGCTACGGTCCTTGGGTCCGTTATCTTTCTTTTTAATTCAACGGACTTTTTTAAATCAGTTAAAAAATCATCCATCACATTCTACTTCCATTAATACTTTTTCTTTCTCATCGGCTTGGGGTGCATCTATACATTCTTTATTGAATAATACTAAACGATAGAAACATTCACAATTACCAACATTATTTCTTATAAGTTTAAAAAAACGACAGTCACTATTGCACATTCTCATCAATATCAACAACCGTAGATAATTTGTCTTGTAATATCTTACTACAATCAGGACACTTCATCACGGTATCCATTACAACTTGTTTGATATCATTATATTGTTTTATAATCATTACCTTCTCTGCCTTTATGTGTTCACCCGGACTCAATATATTCTCCAATTTGGCAATACGGTCAAAGATATTCTTATAGAAATCTACGAATGCTGTAAGAGACATTATTTCTGTCTTGGATAATACATTACTATTGCTGCTTAATATATTCTTAATCTTGTTTACAATGGGCTCCCTGAATTCCTCCAAATCAGTCTTCAACATCAATGCTGGTTCCAATATAACTTCTTTCAAATGTTGTTCTTTCAATACTGTCATTTCTGCTACTGGTATACTCTTGAGATAGTTTGTCACGTTACTGAATATTATTCTATTAGGACCGTCTAATTTATGTCGTTCATTCAATGTGTTGGCTATGGTGACAGGTCCCAAACCTTTCTGTCTGAGTTCCATGACTTCTTTCTCTAAATCCAGTTGACGTATTTTAGACACTCTCGACATTTTCTACCATCCATGTTTCTTGAATAGTTATACAGAGTTTATATATAACCATTCGCATATATTGTTTTTACTCAAACAACCTCATAGAAATATAGGTGTTTCAGTGAAGGTAGACAATACAGATAATAAAGGTCATGTAATTACTTATATTGTCTTATTCTGGTCCCCCGAAGGTTATGATGATAATAACAGACAGATATCTACGCCGTTCTATGTTATTTATGATGATAGGGAAGTTGCTGAATCCATCGCTAGAGTCAGGAATGCTGTATTGATTAAGATGGAAGGCAAGTATAAAATAAATAATATGGTAGATTATTTCAGGCGAGATGCAGATGGATATCCTATGCCATTCTCAGTCAGTATAATCAAAACAAATTCACTTCCTTTCTATAAACAGATATTAAAAGGAGGAAATAATAAATGAATAGGTTAGATAAATTTATCATGTTGTTATCTCTATCTACCCTATCTTATGCGTCTATGGCTATGTTCAATGAGTTGTTTCTTTCTTTATTCACTCCCACTCTTGCCATGTTCCTATTATTTATAGCCTTAAATGAAGAGACAACTAAATGGATTATAACTAGGAATTTTCATTTTAAATTTG